GCGTCCAAAGGCTGCAAGTACTTCATTAGCCTGAGGGGCTGTACCTGAGTACGAAGGGTGCGAAGAGATCTTGGTGACAGCTCCAAGAGTGTTACTGTACACAAGGGGCTCATGACCCCTTTGGAAAAAATAAGCATGGTTATTAAAATTAACCATCTTCCAATCATTTGCATTGATCGTATAAGAAGCAGGAGTGGCATTAGTCAAAGTAGTAGTGCCACTCAGGATCTTATTGTTACCTGTAGAGAAGATAACCTGATTGCCTGAAGAATCTCTAAACTGGTGAATGTTTTGAATAAAGCTTGATCCAAGCTGAGTAGCATTAGTGGTTAGAAGTTCATACCCCTTGCGTGCTGCTAGGCGTCCATATTTGTCAATTACACAGTTGTCAGCAATGGTTGCATAAGCAGATTCCATCGAGAGAACTGAATCTTCGGTGTTAAGCCCCATAAAGCCAGGGGCAACAATATTTACTGTTTGAAGTTCTTGAGACATCAGACAGTCCTGTAAATCATTTCTTCAGGATGCTTTTCAGCATCTAGAGCAATAGCATCAGAAAGGTATTTATCTGCAATTGCAAAGTATTCAGTAGCATTAACACCACCAGTTTCACCACGCTCCCTAACAGCAAAAGCAAGTGCAAGGTGCATTACAGGAGTCCAAGGAATCTTGATTACATCTGTATTTGCAGACAACAAAGCCTGCCTAAAGACACCTTTGAAGCTTAGGGTGTAAGCTGCATCAGGAGTAGGATAAAGAATAACCTTCATGTCCCCATTAGAGTCTGTAGTGGTGTAACTAAAATAAACTGGTTTACCCTGAAGGGGTGTGTCTACATTGTTTTGTACATCAATCCATTCTTTTGATTGATACACAAGATTGTTTTTGTTGGTGGTGTCAAGAAAGTAAAGGAACTTAAAGTCGTCCCCTGAATCAGTCAGGGTATACTCATTAGTACCAGCAACAGTGGTTACAGTTTTAGAGTCTCTAAGAGCACTCCAATCCCAAGAGTGCTCGATTGAAGTCTTTGCATCGTTTACAAGATCCCCAATCAAGTTTGAATAAGTTGTTTCTGAAACAGTATCAACTTGATCCTCTCGCATTCTACGAAGAACATTGTTAACCAAAGTAAGATAATTCATTTACAAATTAACCTCTAAGAAGAATTGAAAGAGGATCTTGCCCCCTCGGTTGGATCGTAGGAATCACAGGGGCTCTTGGGTTGAAAGCAATTCCACCAAACTGATAAGGTTGATAATCTTCAAACATTCCTTTTTTCTGTTGTTGTTGGGTTGAACTAGGCATAACAACATTAGGCATATTAACATCAGGAATATTAATGTTAGGAGTAGCTATATTAAATTCAGGGATTGGTGCGGTAGAAGCAAAAAGATCTACATTTGGAATGTTAAACATAGACTCTGGGCTTGCTGGGACAACTGCACTAGTGGCGTCTTGAATAGCTTGCTCAAGAGCACTATAAGTCTTTTCAGCAACACGCTCAGCCGCCTGTGCTGCTGGTTGTACAATGCCTTCAACAGCCTCTGCTGCTGTCTGCACACCTTGCTTAGTTGCTTGGTAAGCATTTTTAATCCATTCTGGAACTTCAACACTACCCGTCAACATTCCAATTCTGGTATCAAACGGAAGATTAATATCATTAAGAATATTAAATGCAGTACCTTGATCAAGACCAGACACACCAGTAGCTAAAAGATCAGATACTTGTACTTTTCTAACAGCATCCTGAAGCCCTTGAGGAAGAACACCAAAAAGTCCTGTTTGCTCTAGGGTTCCAAGATCCATGTTTTGAATCAAACCACCAAGAGCATTTCCAAAGTCTTGTGTTGATTTATAACCAAACTTGGCAACATCAGCCAAACTTAGGCCTTCAACAGCCTTGGAAATAACACCCTCACCCACATTAAGACCAAGATCACCTAGTGTTTTGCTAAGCATGCCGCCAGGGGCACCTGAATACCCAAGACCAGCAGATATCAGGGCATCTTTGATATCACCGCCTTTGGCAAGAGCTCCTGCACCTTGAACCAAAGCATTTGTTACTTGTGGATTAAGACCTAAAAGACTAAGGCCGCCAGAAGCAGCACCAGCAGCACCGCCTGTAGCTGCTTGAGAAGCCATTTGGGCTGCTTGAGAAGCTTCTTGAAGTGCGCCTATTCCAGCAAGAGTACCGCTAACAGCCCCGGCAGTAAGAGCATCACCCCAGTCAGCTCCAGTAGCCCTAGTGGTTGCTGTAGAGGCAATAGCAGCCCCTAAGGGGCCACCAAGGGCGTTACCAATGGCTGTAATAGCCGTTTGCACAAAAGGGTTAGACAACACCTGTTGTGTTTCACTAGGGTCATTCTCAGGGTTCCAATAGCCACCAATGGCAGGACCATAGTCTTGAAGATCCTGATACGGGTTGTCTGAATACTTCTTCCTCTTGGTGCCAATCGAGAAGTGTGCTTCAAAGTCTTCAAAAGCTACTTTCTTAGGAAGATTAAAGTTTTCTCTTACTTGGTTTACTGCTGAAGTAAATTGATTCTTGTCAGTAATCCCAGTCCTATAATCAAGCCAAGCAAGTTCTGTCTGTTCATCTGCAGACAGATACTTACGATAGTCTTTATTGTCAGTGTAATACTGGTGCCAAAGCTTAGTATCATTTACAACATTAGGATCAGTGCCTTCTGGTCTAAATGGGAGATAAGTTTCACCTAAGAACTCAGGACGTACTGTGGTGTCAAATCCGGGAAGCTGAGCAAGCTGCTTCATCTCCATAAGCCCAACACGAGCCTTGGAAGGCCCTGCTGCACTATGGGTTACATAAGACCTACCACCAAAGATGTCCTGAGCACCTACCAAGGAAGGCATACCTTCAAAGGGTGAAACAATCTGTGGTTGGCTAGAAAGATAAGCTGCAACTTCAGCGGGGACTGACACAGGCAAACCACCCAGCATGCTAAGGGCTGATGCTGGTGTTTCTCTGATGGTGTAGTCAGTGTTGCCTAGAGGCGCTACAGGGGCCATAGGGGCCGCCATAGTAGCAATGCCTTGGGTAGGTACTGGTTCAACCCCAGAAACGCTCACAGGAGCTTCTAGAGGCCCTACAGTGAACATTCCAGTAGCACTATCAGGAATATAAATGTTTTCTAAATTAGGAACAGAAAAATTATACATCTTTAGATTGACCTAACACAGATTTAGTAATCTTTTCAGCACTCCTGCCCACTACATAACCACCAAGACCTAACTGAAGCAAAGTCCATGCTTCATCCCTAAGAGGAGTGCTAAGAAGCCCAAGGCTATCCCCAACACACAGTGCCAAGAAGGTTAGCATTGTGATAGGTCTCCACACTGCAGTTAGCCAGTGTTCAGACTTAGCCTCAGCCTCGATAATCTTTGCCCTTGCTTCAAATGAATCCTTTTCGTATTTAAGAACCTGATCGATGACTGTAGCCTGAGTAAGCAAGAGACGCTCTTTGTGTTGTAGCTTTTCTTCTTTGCTTGTGTGTACTTGGTCAATAAGTTCTGCTGCTGGCTGAAAGATGCCTTGAATCAGGTTTAACAGGTTCATTTGTGGGACAAAGGTTGGTTAGTTATAGCCCTAAGAAGAACAATTGAAACTGCTATCACACAACCAACCAAAGCTTGCCAATGGGGGCCTATAGGGAGCATAAAGACAAATCCTTGAAGGACACTAAGAATCGCGACCGCGACTGCGAACAGGACGGTGCGGGAGCGAAGGAGCTGTTTTAGGGTGGGCATGGGTGGGGTCTCTTGGATTGTTTATTAAAGATTACCTTCAGATACCCAAGTGCCTGAAGTTCCTGCGACTGTGCATACCCAGGCTTTAGGTTGTCCTACTGTTGGTGCGGTATTGACAACCCTATCACCTTTGGCCCAAGTCCCAGTGGTCGGCGCGGCGGGACCATACAGAGTGTTCTGATTGGGGTTAAACAACCCATACTGCATGGCTTGGTCAAGCAGCGAGGAATCATTGCCGGATGGAACTTGTATGCACATCATGCGGGCAAAAGACACATTTGCCCCGTCCGTATTCGTTGGATAAGCGTAGACAAGATATCCCGCCGCCGATGCGCTTATGGCAGTTCCCCACAGCACAACTCTGCGCCAGTCGGTTCCAAGTTGAATCAACTTTGGCCCCATCAACTGAGTCGTTCCGATCATGTAAAACGTGAGAGTCGTGGGAACGCTCGCCTTGACAAAAAAACTAACCAGTATCTTGTCGCCAACGGCAACCGCAGACGGCGTGGATGCGAAGGTGACTCTATTGCTGCCGGTTGATCCAGCAGACGCCGCGTACTGCACATTCTGGACATAACCCATGTCAGCGTCCCACGCTTTTGCGGGGACGGCTGTGACGGCATTTTGAGCCTCTGGAGTCCAAGCAATAAGACCAGAACCCGCATATGTGTTGTTTGGATAGTCGGACAAAGAAAAGATCGGCGCACCATATCTTGCGCCTTTGCTGTTTTTTGTGACGATGCCAGACCAGTTCGACACATACCCGGCAACCCCATATAGAATGCATTCCCCCGCAAACGACACATAGGATTTTGTAGAATCGGATTGTTCGCAAAGCACGCCTTCTGTAACACCGTATCCGCTTACGCTGTTTAGCGAAAGATTTGATGCATTAAACATCTTAGCCAAAGGGTTCGCGGTTGCTTCACCGATCCCACTGTTTGTTATTGAAATGGACGAAGCATCTAACTGTATCGCGCACTTGTAGATCGTGTTCGAATCAACGACCAAAGTGGTGCCGGAAGTCGCGTTATTCTCAAAATGGCACCCGTCAAAAGTGACTCCATTTTCGACGCCAAACGCGGCAATCCCGCAAAGAGTGTTCGACTGTACAATAAGGTTGCTGAACGTGTTGTTTTGCATTGGATAGGGAGAAGCAGCATCAAGTATCAGCCCGATGGTGTTTGATTGAACAGCGCAACGATAAAACGCATTTGCATTTGCCCCACCATTAGTCACATCTTGGCGCAACTTCATGCCAACGGTATTTAGGTATGCGGTCACATTGATGAGTGTGTGCTCCATTGCGGAATACAAATCAATGCCAACCGAACATCTTTTGACTTGCATATCTTTGACATCGACATATAGCGCCGCAGATGTCGCAGTCCCGGAAGAAAACCCGATTACCGAGGCGACAGAGTTGCCATCTATGTTGATGCCAGTGATGCTTCTGACTCCGCTTCTTGAAATATCACCGAGAAGTTTCAGAACAGTTGTTGTAGCAGGAGCAGCTTTCAACCACACATTGTCGGTGCCAAATAAACTGATTCTCGGAGACGCTGGCAAAGTCACGCCTGTTGTCAGATAAGTCCCCGATGGGAACTCTACGCAACCGCCGTTTGTTAACGAATTAATCGCCGCTTGTATCGCAGCGGTATCGTCTGTAACCCCATCCCCAACAGCCCCAAAATCCTTCACCGACACCACATCCCTCAGCTTGCTCTGCACAGTCCTGGTAGTAGCACCAGTTCCGCTTTGTAGAAAATTTACATCAGCAGAACTTGCGCCAGACTCAAGCTTAGTAGCAATAGCAGTTGAGATAGCATTAAATTCAGTATCAAACTCAGTACCCCTTACGATCTTCTGGGAGTCGCCTGAAGGAAGGGTGTCTTTAGCACCAAAGTTGGTTGTTTTTGTGTAGTTTGACATTTACTTAAAGTTGCCTTAAGGATGCTGTTACGGGGTCGATGTCTGACATGGGCGGGGTCTCTGGGTTGTTGTATAAAATCACCGGGTCGTTGTTTGAGCGCGAAGCGTACTGCTTCCCAAATCAATCGTGCCGCCGGTTTCGTTTTGGAATCTGACGCTTACGGTGTTGGTGGCGCTGACCCAAGCGGTTAGCGTAATTCCCTGAAGGTTTGCACCGAATGAGGCCACAGCATAATCACCAAGCGCCGCCCCGGTGACAGTAACCGTTGTGGTTACCCCATCACCATCTACCAAACTCGGAGGATCGTACGTGACGCTCCCTCTCTTAATAGCAACAGGAAGCCAGTTGGTTCCGTCGCTGTAATAATCGACCCCGGCCGCGACATCTCTAACGAGAGAGCCTGATTCTCCAGAAATATACCCAGTTGGGTTACTGTTAGTTCGCAAAACCATTCCGGTAGGTGATGGCGTTGAAGCAGACTGCACGTATTCCTCACAGATCCCGATTTGTCTGACCGTGCTGTAAAAAGTTGCAATATCACCGGCGGTTAAGCCAGAAAACATATTGTCTTTTGTAAAGACGTTTGAGACGTTCCCAACTTCTGCCAAGACTGTAAAGCTAACACCGTTATCACGAATGAATGTGTTGTTGTGAATTCTGACGTTAGACAAGCTGGCTTGCTTGTCTTGTACCAAGTAGATCATTTGCCGAGCGCCAGCCAGCGTGATGTTTCTAATACTGTTTCCAGAAAAAACAGCGTTTTCAACATCGATGAGCTGAACGGGGTATCGCGTTGAATTTATGATCTGGTTGTCAATAATTTTTGGGTTTCTGTATGGAGAGGCAACAGAACCAAGCAAGACTATTGGCTGGTCGCAGCCTGACAACATGTTGGCTACAATAGTCGTGTTTTCGCCCTCAATTCCGCATCCCATGCCAACGTAGCAGTTGTAAAACTGATTTGACGAAAAAAGAACCTCTGTTGATTTTTCAACATGGAGCGCGCCAACGCTTGTTGTGTAGCCAATGAAATGATTAAAGCTGGCGGTTAGCCGATCAACATTTGCAAACCCCATTCCCACGCCGGTCAATGCCCCGGACGGAACTTTGCCTCTGCCTATGCAATGGCTGACATCTATAGTGTCGAATCTATTTGCTGCAACATCAACGTTGATGCCGTCGCCGCGTTGAGTGTTTGCAACATTCCCGATTTTGCAGTGACTGATAAACAAGCCAGAACCAATTGTGCCAGTATAGCTAACTCCATCAACAAGCCTTACATCAACACCGGCAACATAGCTTACGTCAAGGAAGTAAACGCTAAACCCGACCTCGTTAAAATTACAGTTTCTGATTGTTGTGTTGCTCGCCTTTGTCGAACAAAAAACTCCAGCGCTGTTGGTGTCTCCCTGCTTGATAACTAGCCCATCTATTACAACGTCGTTTGCGTTGTGCAAGTTGACATACCCAAATAAAGGACGCCCCCACTGGCGAGCACAAGAAGTCGCGTCAATTATTACGTCTTGCAAAGATGCTGATCCGATCAAAACAAGGAACGCATTGTTGTTTGCAAGTTTGATTTTAAGGTTAGAAAGTGCGCGGTTGTTTACATCAACGCGGCTTGAGATGCTATACACCTCGCCAGGTGTTCCAGTCACAAGGCCGCCCGCTGGCACTGCGGCTAAAGCATTAATTAATGCCGTTGTGCAGTCCGCCACCCCATCCCCCACAGCCCCGAAATCCTTCACCGACACCACATCCCGCAGCTTGCTCTGCACAGTCCTGGTAGTAGCCCCAGTTCCACTTTGTAGAAAATTTACATCAGCAGAACTTGCGCCAGAATCAAGCTTAGTAGCAATAGCAGTTGAGATAGCATTAAATTCAGTATCAAACTCAGAACCCCTTACGATCTTCTGAGAGTCGCCTGAAGGAAGGGTGT